ATCAAAGGTATTTGATACAATGTTAGACGTGCCAGAGATTATGGCATGCTCTATTGATATATCAAAGTACTATGATGACTTTATTGAATATTCAAAGTGGCACGATCTTCTTGGAACTGGTACACATAGAGTTAATGACAAGACTATTACAATAACAATGGCAGAGCTTAAGCGTAAGTTATGGTTGATGGTTAACTCAATCAATGTACTAGAAGGTCTAAGATTCTATGTATCGTTTGCATGTTCATGGGCATATGCAGAACTTAAAAAGATGGAAGGTAATGCTAAGATCATTAAGTTTATTGCTCGTGATGAAAACGTGCATTTAGCGACATCACAAACGATACTTAAAACATTACTAAAAGATGATCCTGAGTTTGTCAAAATACGTCAGGAATGTGAAAATGAAGTAGTAGCAATGTTTATGTCTGCCGTACAACAAGAGAAAGATTGGGCACACTATTTGTTTAAGGACGGATCTATGATTGGCCTTAATCAAAAATTGCTATCTGACTATATTGAATGGATTGCTTCAAAGCGAATGAAGTCATTATCATACCCATGCCCATATGTTGTACCACAAGCTAACCCATTACCTTGGACTGAAAAATGGATTGGTGGCGGAGCCGTACAAGTTGCGCCGCAACAAACACAAATTTCTTCGTATGTTACTGGCGGAATTAAACGAGATGTATCTAAAGACACATTAAAAGGATTATCATTATAGTATGTACACTGTACCTTTATTTGAAGAATGCATTGATTTTGCAAAAGCAATATTTGCTTCTAACTTAATTGAAGTAAAAATTTCTCCTAGAGAACATGACGTTCCATTTCAATGTCACAAAAATTGTGAATTTAATCCAGTACTAGGTTACTATTTTGTAAAGGATTCTCATAACATATTACATGCGTTTAAACATAGTGTTTTGAACTTTGGAGATCAGCTTATTGATGTAACGCCTACAATTGATGAACGCGCATATAATGTTTTTTGCTATGGCACAAAGTATACGCAAGAACATTTAACATATGTAGAAAACTCAGTCTTTATAAATAAAGAAAAAGAGGAGACTGAGCTTATGTATTACGTTTATGGTTTGATTGACCCAAGAAATAATCAAATATTTTATATTGGTAAAGGCAAGGATAATAGGGCGCTATCACATTTTACTGAACAATCTTTAAAGAGAGAAGGCAATACAAAAAAGGCAGCAAAAATAAAAAAATTAAAAGCATTAGGTTATCAACCAATGATCGAATTTTATGCACAAAATATTGATGATGAAAATATTGCATATAAAATAGAAGCTGATCTTATAAAAAAATATGGTCGTATTGGATTTGAAAAAAATGGTATACTTACAAATATATGTGAAGATAACAGGCCGCCAAGCCATAAAGGAAAAACTTATAAACAAATTTATGGCGAGGCAGCTGAAGAGCAACGCGTAAAAAGGCATAAGCTTCAATTAAAAGCAGGGGGCTGGTTTAAAGGCCATAAACATTCAGATGAATCTAGAAAATTACTATCACAAAAAAGCAAAGGTGAAAATAATGCTAGATATGGTATAATAGTAAAAGGTACTGAAACCGCGAAAAAAATAGGTGAGAAAAATAAAGGAAAAAAACATTATGATAGATATGATGTGAAGTTACTTTATATTGAAGGTTTAGATAAGTATATTTACTCAAACGAATTATATGATTTTTGTAAAAGTCATGGATATTCTTGGGCTACATTTTATGCTCAATTAAAAAAGAATTGGCCTACTAGTAGAAAAGGTCTAAACAAAGGCCTTTGTATTAGATATGCAACTGAACAAGAAATTCAATCAATTAATGTTGACATGCTAAAAGGATTATCATTATGATTACAATATACAGCCTAGATAATTGTGGTTACTGCAAGGTAGCAAAAGAATTACTAAAATTTAAAAAAGTTGAATATACTGAAATTAAAGTACCAGACAATATGTCTTCACGAGACTTTGTTATAAAGTATCCGACAGTAAAATCGTTTCCATATATTATTAATGGCACTAGTGAAAAGATTGGCGGGTTTTCTGATTTACAAGAATGGTTATTGGCACGTGAAAAAAAATTAGCCCTAAATAAAATATCAGAACAACTCAGAGATATGACGCTATGATAGAATGCTTTGCATGCTCTACAAGATTTAAAATAGAATTTGAAGATGAAGACACTCAGCTAAACTTTTGTCCTAATTGTGGTGAAGAATCTGTTGATGAAATATCACTTGACGGAGAGTCAGACAATTCATTAATAGATCCTATGTTTGATGTCGATGACGATGATGCCTGGTAATGACGTGGCTTTACGAAAACGCTGAATATCAACCAACTGAAATGGATCCTAAAAAGATCTATGGATTTGTCTATATAATTGAAAATACTAAAACTGGTAAAAAATATGTTGGTAAAAAGTTTTTCTTTACATCTAAAACTAGACAAGTCAATAAGAAAAAGAAACGATATAAAGCAGAGTCTGATTGGCAGACATATTATGGTTCTTCTGAATCGTTACTAGCAGATGTAATATTGCATGGTAAAGAATCGTTTTCTCGTACAATATTACATCTTTGTGCCACTAAAGCAGAATGCGGTTATCTTGAGGCTCGTGAGCAGTTTGAACGGAATGTGTTGCTTTCTAACAACTATTACAACTCATGGATTTCGGTTAGAGTGCGGCAAGCTCATTTAAAAGGTTTACAAATACAGGAAACTGTGTTATAATAGTAATAACATAATAAATATGGTGATATAATGATTATAATTGATTACTCTGGTATTGCAATATCGTCAGTGGTTGCACAAAAAATGAAAGTCGAAGAAGACATCATTCGTCATGTCATACTTAATTCAATTCGTATGTATAACAAAAAATATCGTTACGAATATGGTCAAATGGTTATTGCCTGTGACTCATCATCATGGCGTAAAGAATATTTTCCGAACTATAAGTTTAAGCGTAAGGCTGCACGTGAAGAGCCAAGCTCAATTGATTGGTCTGAGGTATTCAGAATCATGAGTCTGATACGAGAAGAGTTGATTGAAAACTTTCCATATAAAGTCGTACAAGTAGATAGGGCCGAGGCTGATGACATCATTGGCGTACTATCATATGAAACTCAAGAGTTCGGTTGTCATGAACCAGTTATGATTGTATCTGCCGATAAAGACTTTATTCAATTACAACAATTTAGTAATGTCAAGCAATATTCTCCAATGCTAAAGAAGAATGTAGTTGATCCTAATCCTAAACAGTATTTGGTCGAACATATATTCAAGGGCGATGCCAGTGACGGTGTACCTAATGTGTTATCTCCAGATAATTCTTTTTCTGAAGGTATTCGTCAGGCTCCAATGACTAAGAAAAAAATGGAAGTATGGTCTAAGTCAATTGATAACCTACGGTCTGTTATGGATTCTGTTACATACTCTAACTATATCAGAAACAAAAAGCTAATCGATTTGACAGAGACTCCGTCTGACATAAAACAAAATATTATAAATAGATTTGACGAGCACAAACCAGCTCATAAATCCAAGATATTAAATTATCTAATCAAAAGGCGTTGCAAGATGCTTATCGACTGTGTAGGAGATTTTTATTAATGACCGTGAATAAAATTAAGGCCCATACTATTGACGAGGTACTGAATAAAGTTGTTTTAGCTAAAACTAAGGCAGAAAAGATTCAAGTGCTTAGAGACTATAATACATTAGGCCTGCGTAATGTTTTGAAAGGTTCGTTCGATGATACGATTCAGTTTCTCATACCAGAAGGTACTCCGCCTTATAAGGAATCATCACAGCATACATCGCCCTCAAGTCTTAAGAAGCAATCAATTAGGTTTCGTTTTTTTGTCAAAAATGGCCCAGGAAGTCAGTTGCCTAAGATGAAATTAGAAGTAATGTTTATTCGTTTACTAGAAGCAATTCCACCATCTGAAGCAAAGGTTGTAATACTGATGAAAGATAAACAATTAGAAACTGCATTTAAAGGCGTAACCAAAAAGTTAGTGGAGGAAGCCTTCCCTGGTCTGATTGTAAAATAATAATGATGTAGTATTGATATGACAACTATAACAACAATAAGTCATATTACCTAATAGCCCAGGGCATTGTATTGCCTTGGGTTTTTTTTTATTTTAAAGCGTAGTATTGAATACTTATATTATTTCCGTTAACTTAACAGTAATACAAGGAATGATAACCATGTACGGATCTAACATCGAACGTTTAAAGCGCGATTCAAAAGAAATGAAACACTATATGAAAAAAATCGAGAAGACAGGCGATTCTGACTTAGCATATAAGCTTAAACAAAAGTATGAGTATTTAAATAGTAAAATTGATGCAATACATATCGATGAAGAGGAAACACTCAATTAGTGAAAAAAGTCCTTGACAGTTTCTTAAAAAGAGTATATAATAACAATATGGTTCGGCGATAGGGATATAACCAGTATATGTATCATAATAGCAACAATGTTATAACAATTATTGTATTATTTGTTTACATTGTTGTTATTATGTGTTACAATTGAATACAATAACAATCAATAGGTATTATTATGAAATTAGCAATTTGTTCAGATTTGCATCTGGAAATGGGTACAGTCACTTTAACTAATACAGATCATGCAGATGTATTGATTCTATCAGGCGATATATGTGTTGCTGCTGATTTATTGTATGTAACTAGTTCAGACAACAGTAAGTCAGCTATGTATCATGAATTCTTTCAAGATGTATGTTCAGAATTTAAAACTGTAATATACATAATGGGTAATCATGAACACTATCATGGTGATATTGTTAATACATATGATATTCTGAAAGATCGATTATCATACCTTGACAATTTACACATTGTAGAAAATAATACCGTTAAGGTTGATGATATTACTTTTATTTGTGGTACGCTATGGTCTGATATGAACAATGAAGATCCTATTACAATGTACTCTATTGGTGGTATGATGAATGACTTTCGTGTCATTAAAAATTCTAACAATATGGTCAAAATAAAATATGATGATAATCTTACACCAGGTAAGTTTACACCGGCTGATGCAGTTGTACGCCATAAAGATACATTGCAATATATCGATAATGAACTAACAAAAAATCCTGCCGGTAAGTTTGTTGTCGTAGGCCATCATGCGCCATCACGAAGATCTACGCACCCTCGCTATATCAGTGAACATGAAATGAATGGCGGCTATTCGTCAAACCTTGACTTCTTTATTGAAGACCGCCCACAGATTGTATGCTGGACACATGGTCATACACATGAACCGTTTGATTATATGATTAGCTCTACTCGTATTGTATGTAACCCGCGCGGATATATAAACTATGAGCAAAGAGCAGATGACTTTGAACTTAAATTTATTGAGATCTAATATGAATATCTTTTATCTATCTAACAATGTAACCGAATGTGCAGAACAACATGTCGATAAACATTGTGTAAAAATGATTCTTGAGTATGCACAATTACTTTCTACTGCTCATCGTTTTCTTGATGGTACAGTTGGTATTGTCAAACAGAATGGTCGTAACCTTAAACAATATACTCTTACTAACCCTCTCCTCGAAAATATATTATATAAAGCAACACATGCTAACCATCCGTCTGCAGTATGGGTTCGTCTTAGTGCAGAAAACTATCAATGGTTAACTTGTCTATTAGCCGCTCTTTGTACTGAATATACATATAGATATAAACGAGTTCATAAGGTCGAATCTTCTGGTCTGTTAAATACATTATTGTTTAATGTTCCAAAGAATATACCTTTTAGAAAATTTTCTGAACCAACTCCTGCAATGCCTGACGAATTTAAAACTGCTTCATCTATCGAGTCATATCGTAATTATTACACAGGTTCAAAGTCTCATATGTTTGTATGGAAAAACCGCGAAGTACCAAACTGGATAACAACAAAGGAAAGCAATGCCAACTTATCGATTTAAAGATAAAAATACTAATGAAGAGTTTGATGTTTTTATGTCAGTATCAAAACGAGATCAGTATGGAATAGATAATCCTGATCATGAGACTATGATTACTGCTGGCATACCACTTGTATATGACCCAGGGACTAATATAAAAGTAGATGATGGTTTCCGAGAAGTGCTGTCACACATTAAGCACCGTTACAAAGTTAACAAAATTAAAGACTACTAACATGAAAACAAATAGCAAAATTCGTCTGGAATCATTATCTAAGTTTGAACCAATTACTGATAAGCAAGTTCAAGTTGTACGAGAATATAAGAAAGGTAATAATCTGGTGTTGTCTGGTTCTGCAGGTACTGGTAAAACCTTTATTGCAATTTCACTTGCACTAGAAGAAGTACTTGATAAGAATACGCAATATGAACGTTTAGTTATCATTCGCTCAATTGTACCGACACGAGACATTGGATTTTTACCAGGTGATGAGGAAGAAAAGAAAGATGCATACACTGCTCCATATCGTTCAATTATATCAGAGGTCTGTTCAAACGATTCTGAGGCGTATGCAAAGCTAATAGCAAACAATGAATTGCAATTTATGTCAACATCTTTTATTCGTGGTATTACAATAAACAATGCAATCATTGTTCTAGATGAATTATCTAATTGTAATGGTCATGAACTAGATTCTGTTATTACACGTATAGGAAAAAACTGTAAGATCATATTCTGTGGTGACTATTATCAGTCAGACTTTACAAAAGAATCCGAAAGAAAAACCGTACTACAATTTTTACAAATCATTAAACGCTTAAATAAATTTAGCTACATTGAATTTACTTGGCAAGACATTATTCGTAGCGATATAGTGAGAGATTACATTATGTCAAAAGAAATGCTGAAAATTAACTTTTAATAGAAATAAAACTATCATGGCAAAATTTAAACGATTCGATCCTTCAAACAAAAAAGAACGTCAGGAACGTTATATCAAAGAGCAACGACCTGACCGATTCTTACATCATGCAGCAACTGAACTAAAGCGAAAACAATATGAGCTTCAAGAAATGTTTCAATCATCTGAAATGGAATTTAAGTTATGATGATCTACTGGTCGAAAATACAACCAATGGCAGAACCTATATCACACCTTCTGGTAGCCGTTATCCTTCTGTCACAACTGTCCTGGGCGAATTAAGTAAAGAATCAATTGCTACATGGCGAGCACGTATAGGATATGAAGAAGCAAATCGTATATCATCTAAAGCGGCATCGCGTGGTACACAACTTCATACCGTAGCAGAACGATACATTAACAATGAGTCAGAGTATTTAAGGTCTCAAATGCCACATGTGATTGAGTTGTTTCGTTCGATACAACCAATTCTTGATTCAAATATTGATAACATACATGCTCAAGAGATTGCTTTGTTTTCTGACCAACTTAAAATTGCTGGTCGTGTTGATTGTATTGCAGAGTATGACGGCGTATTATCAATTATTGACTATAAGACATCAAGCAAACCAAAAAAGGTCGAATGGATTGAGTCTTACTTTATGCAGACTGCCTTTTATGCCGCTGCTTATTATGAACAAACAAACATTCCAATTACACAGTCAGTCATTGTCATTGCAGTAGAAGCAAATGAACCGCAAGTATTTATTCAGCCTACCTATCTGTGGTTACCTAAACTTTTAAGAGCACGAAATGACTACACTAAAAAATATAGCATTTGAAAACTTATTAGTATGTTGCGAAACTTTATGTGATAAAGCAACAGTCATAAAATATATCAATCAACTGGAACTTGAAAACACAGAAATAAAGGACCAATATGATAAATTGTTGCAAACATACAATGGTCTCTTAAACAGGCTTACAGAAGACTTTTCTAAACACGACTAATGGATTGTATAGCAGAATGATAGAAGTCCTTCTACGGGCATTTAAAACTGTTGCAGAAATACAACAAAATGTAAAAAAGTTCAAAAAGTTGTTGACAGATCTTCAAATACAGTTTATAATATCTATATTGAATAAGGAAATATATTATGTCTAAAGGCATCTTTGTGGTTTTTGATAGAAAAACCTTTGCAGTTCTTAAGCTTAACCCATGCGGCCAATACTATGGCATCGGTGCAGCAAAAGCAGCTCTAACCCGTCATTGTAAAGCAAGCGGATTATTGCCTAATGATCCTAAGTATCCACTGTACTCGTATGGTGTTATTAATAAAGATCATTATGAAAAGGTATTACAAAACTGATGACTTGTGTCACTATCTCTTGGAGCATATAATGCCTATCTTTATTATCGAATCATACCGTGACGGTAAACCCATTGAAATTGTTGGTGCATTCAGCACTCGTGAATTAGCTAATGCATTTATTATTGAATACATGTGCTTTGATACACCAACATATTATCGTATCAACTCTACATATTTAAATACGGAGTCACTACAATGACGAATAAACTTCTTTTTTTACCAGCTTTAATTTCAGTCTTTATTTCTATCGTGTCTGCAGTTGTTGCGTTTTATAATAATGACTCAAGTCTAGGATTCATGTCAATTTTAGCTACTATCTGGGCTGGTCTTTATTATGCAGAAATTTCTAAGACGACATTATATGTTTACTAAACGGTTATCTGTTCTCTTATGCGCTGCGGTCTTAACTGGGTGCACAGCTACTGCTGGCACTACCACGACTGTAATTATTATGCCACAACCCGTTAATGCTATATTGCTTCAAGGCGTCGTGGTTGATGTGACACCAGTATTTGAAACTAAATATAGAGCTGTTCGTAATAAAATTTGTGTCAATAAACAAGTACCGATTTATAGTAATACTAAGGCATCGAATACTTTGATTATCATTGGTTCTGCAGTATCAAACTTTATTGCGCCTGGAGCTACATCAGTTGCTGAATATAATGGTTCTGCAATTGTTGAACGTGTAACTGGTGTAACAGTCACAGAATTGACTGACCAACAAAATGTTGTTGGCTATAAGACAGTACCAGATTGTAGAATTGAAGAAACTGTGATTCAAGAACAAGTCATTGCTTCTTATAATGTTATTGTTAGACTAGGTGAACAAGATTTAAAATTTATTACAAATCGTGGCTATCAAATTGGTCAAACAGTAATGATTGATGTAAATCGTAGATTACTCTAAGGAATTGATATGAACAACTTATTTACACAAATAATTGGTGGTATTGTTATTGGTGTTATTGTTACTATACTTTTTGCTGTAATTATGGTAAAGGTATTTTAATGGACATTAGTCAGACACAGCAATATGCAGATGCTACACAATTTGTACGTTGTAATTCTGAATCTGTTATTACTATGCAAATTGCAAACATGTTACTTAGTTTTGAAAAAGTTACGACTGAACTAAATATTGTTAAATTAGAATTACATGCTACGGCTGAAGAATTACGTTCTGCAATAACATTTGTTAAAGAACTACACCCTAAAGCTAAACTACTTACTATTAAAGATATTATTGAGGAATCTAATAAATGATGAACCGAAATGACTTTGAAGAAGCATCTGCTGCTGCAGTTTTATTTGTTGAATCATTAACACCTATAGAATTAGGTATATATACATTACGCAAATCGTTTGAAGTAGGTTACCTTCATGGGTTAGGTATTGAACGTGCACGACGCAGTGAAGAAGATAAAACTCCTGTAGCTCAAGGGTAGATCAGGGCACTGATGCACTAAAGGAAAACACGTACTATACAATTGGATATATTATGAAAACAGTTTATAGCATTTTGAAAGAATTAGAAAACGAGCCAGGGCGTAATGCCAAGTTAGATATACTACGAGAAAACGAAGATAACGATCTTTTACGCCATGTAATGTCACTCGCACTTGATCCATTTATCAATTACTATCAACGTAAAATCCCTGCCTTTACACCTGCAAAAGCAAACCAAGCAGACAGCTTAAGCTCTGTACTAGATAGTCTACAAATGTTATCTGGTCGTCAAGTTACTGGACATGATGCAATTGCGTATCTACAAAAACTTTTAAGCTCATTGACATTAAAAGATTCAGAAGTACTTAAGCGTGTCGTACTCAAAGATCTTAAATGCGGAGCATCTACATCAAGTACAAATGCAACTTGGCCTGGGCTCATACCAGAATTCCCGGTCATGTTATGCTCTAAGTTTGAACAGCGTTTAGTTGATAAAATCAAATGGCCTGCAGTAGTACAATGCAAAGCAGACGGCATGCGCTTTAATGCAATTGTTAAAAATGGTTCATGTGAATTCTTTTCACGTTCAGGTAAAGAAGTTAACTTGCTTGGTTATTTAGCCGATAAGTTTATTTCCTTAGCTGATGGTAATAATGTTGTATTTGATGGCGAACTGCTAGTGTCATCTGTCAATGGAACTGAAGACCGTCAAACTGGTAATGGAATTTTAAACAAGGCAGTGAAAGGAACAATCTCTGATGCAGAAGCTCAACGCGTATATGCAACTGTGTGGGACATTATACCATTTGACAAATTTGTGAAAGGGGTATATAATATACCATACGGTCAACGAGTACAGACGTTAATCGATACCTTAGCCGTTCAATCAGCTGTGACTGATAAAATTAAACTTGTCGAACACTTTGTAGTCAATTCATATGAAGAAGCTCAACGGTTATTTCAGACATATCTTAATTCTGGTCAAGAAGGTATTATCCTTAAAGACCTGAGCGGTATCTGGGAAGACAAACGTTCAAAGACTCAAATCAAATTTAAAGCAGAACTTGACTGTGACCTTAAGATTGTAGGTATCGAAGAAGGCTCTGGAAAGTATGAAGGCATGTTAGGCGCATTGGTTTGTGAATCATCTGATGGTATTGTTAAAGTATCTGTTGGTTCTGGTCTATCTGATAAACAACGTCACATTCTTGGTAATGAAATTATTGGTAAAGTGGTGGCAGTTAAATATAATGCAAGGATTAAGAATCAGGCCGGAGCACAAAGTTTGTTCTTACCTATCCTCCTTGAAATTCGTGAAGATAAACTGACTGCTGATTCAAGCACAAATATTAAAGGATAGTTATGAAAATTTATATCGTCGCACTAAATCGTCAACAAGCTGTAAACTATGCTAGTGAAACACATGTGGATAATTTTTTATTTTTATATGATTCTGTTCAACTGTTAGGTGCAATTGACCCAGTAGTATTATTTGTTCGCGACTGGATTAAACGAACGGATCTTGAAGATATATTTGTTAATTTGTTAAGGTCTAGTGAAATTCATTCTACTAAACATCGTACAATTAATCAGCTATGGGGCAAATGGAAAACTTTCCATGCTTCACAAGGTAAAAACACGGAAAAATGCTATGCTAAACCCACAAAGGTCATTCCTAAAGAACCTAATCTTGATACATATCAATTAATACAAGATGCATGGTCGTTAGGATTGTCTTACGGTTTAAACATTTGTAAAGACAATCCTGAAAGATATAGTCTAGCAAGATTAGCTCAGTCATCATACCTTAAATTATTAAAGGAACATTGTAATGGGTAAT